CATTAGAACCCCCTAACATTTGCCCTAGTTTTAAAATCTTCATTAGATTACTTGGTCGTAATAACAAATAGCTAATCCACTTGTCAAAGTAATTGCAGTTACATTTAAGAATAAAGTAGTACCTGCTGCCATAGTCGTATTAAGACTAGCTGCTGCACTTCCTGCTCCTGTTTGTATGTTAGAAGCTGCTATTGAAGCAATAACGCTTTCGGTTACAAAGTGAACTGCATAATAGTCTTTTCCTGACATTGCTGTAGTCGTTATTACATCACACCTATTTTTACCTAGTTGTTCTGTTAAAAGTTGTTGTACGTTTTCTATTGCCATAATTTTAGTTTAATTTCCTGTATAAATATAGTTAGTTCCTTCTGTTGTTTCGTGTTGATTGTATTGTACTTGTTCTGTTCCTGCTTTTTCTGTTAGGTTAAGTATTCCTTTTGTAACTATACCTTGTACTACTCCATTTGTATCAGCTACAGATAATACATCCGTTTCAGTAGCAGGAGCTGTTCCTAAAGCCACTACAACGCTTCCTATCCAACTTACTTCATAGACTTCATACTTCCAGTGACCTGATGGTAAAAGATGTATTTCAGCAGCATAGAAATCTACATTTAAAAGTACCGCTTCATAAGTAAAACTCATTAGAGTATATCTATCAAATATAGTTGATGTTGGATAACAATAATCTACACTTCCGTCAAGGTCATTAATGAACTTTACTAAGAATCTAATCTGAGTAGAAGCTACAGTCTTATCTATTCTATTGTCTTCAGTTGATATGAAAGCTGAGATAGCTGTTTCAGTAATTGCTTGTATCATACTATATAATAGAAATAAGTTCTTTTTGTTTGGTTAATAAAAGAAAAGGGTAGCAATTAAGCCACCCTTATCTAAGAAATATATAAAAGAATACTAATTAAGATACGTCAGGATTTCCTGCTCCAAAATTAAATGCTGAATTGTCGAATGGTATTGTAGTATAGTCTTCAACCATTGGGAATGGAACTGGCTCTAAACCATCAAAGGTCAAAGTGTAACCATTTCTGTCTCCAAAAGCAGCACCTGAGTCCATAGTACCTGCGTTAAGCGACATACCATTAGTAACTCCTAGACCGATTATTACATCGTGTCCATTAGCTAATTTCTCATTTAATTGTGCAAAAATTACAACCTTAGTTTGACCTAATAATTTGATTTCATTTTGGTCTTCTTTGGTAAGTCTGTTTAATACTACATTTACTGTTGGAGTATAAAAAATTGTTCCATTTTCTGTAGAACCTGTAATTGTTTCTGTAACTGATGCCACACCTAATGGAGTAGTATATCTATATAAAATATTACTAGCCATTTCAATATCAGTAATTTCTCCTGATGCTTGAACTATTCCTGTTGTTTCTATTGGTGCTGTAAATTGGTCGTAAACTCCGAAATAAATAAATTTTACTCCTCCCGAGATGCGATTGCAATCGAGTCCCCTACCTTTTGTTAGTGCTGTACAAGCCATTGTTTTGTTTTTTTTAGGTTAAGGGAGGAGAGGTTTTACCCCCTCCTTCCGTATTATTTATTTATTAAGACTGTCTTACGATATCAGCTCCTACTCCAGATTGTACTCCAGCAGAATAACGACAAACAAGCCTCATATTATCCGAACCAGTAAAAGCCATATCAATTAAATCTATTCTAGTAGAATCAGAAATTAAGTCAGTTCCAAAGAACAAGTTAGATTTTTGTGCTATAATTAATTGATTCTCTAACATCCCATTACAAGGGGCAATTTTGTACCCTTCAAACATTGGCACGTAATCACCATTCATATTGTAAGCATTTACATAACCTAAAGTAGATACTGCACTAATGTAGTATTGGTAAGTTCTTTGGTTCATATAGATATGTAAGTCTTCTTTTCCTAAAGTAGATAAAGGAATAGCAGCTACAGCAGCTTGTAAGTTAGCTATGATGTTAGTAGCAGAATAAGCAGCAGATGCAGCATCTTGTACAACAGTAGCATCAGCATTAGTACCTGTTGGCATTAAATATCCGTTCGTATTTAAGAATCCTTGAAAATCTCCTGCTGCTCCTGCTCCATTCCAAATGCTATTTTCAGTTGCTTCAGCAATAATTTCACCCATATAAGAAATTACATAGTCATCAAAAGATGCAGGAGGTGGTGCGCCTGCTCCAGCTCTCATTTGTAAAGCTTCCCAAGAATCTAAAAGTGTAGATTTGCAAAGTTCAAGGTTAATTTGTTGGTTACGAGGCTCTAAGACCTTTTCTGTAAGCGCAAGAGTTCCTGCTGAAGTAAAGTCGCAAGTTGCATCAGCAACTACTCCTGAGCCTGCCATTTTCTGAATATTAGACTTGAACTTGATATTTTCTATCATTGTTAAGTAGTCTAACGAGTTTGATGCTTTTAAAGCTGCTGCGATGTAGAATCCAGCTGCTTTACCTGCAAAGTTTGATGTTGTAGTAAACGCCATTTTTGTTTTTGTTTTAGTTTATATTATTAGTTATGTAAATTGTATAAGAATTTTTCTTGTTTTGTCATTCTTTTAAAGTCTTGTGCAGTTGGTGTTGCTCTTTCTGAACTAAACTTATTTGTATCTAAAGGTGCTGATGCAGGTGCTGAAGCCAACTCAGTCTTTAGTCTTTCGTTTTCTGCTTTTAAGTCTTCTATTGAAAATTCAACAACTTCTGTAGTCTTAATAGATTTTGGAGTAGTTCCTCTTTCTTCTACTTCTACTGCTAATTCTTCTACTTCTTCAGTAGCCTCTACTTTATCTTCTTTTAAGTCTGCAATAGCATCCTCTAAGTTCTGAACTCTTTCTACTAATCTTTCAAAAGCGTCATCTTCAACTTCTAATTCTTCAGTAACTTCTTCCATTTCTTCTTCCTCAACTACTTCTTCAGTTTCAGTTTCCATAACTTCAGCAACGATACCTTCTTCTTCAACTCTGAAAGTAACTCCTGTATCAGTCTTGTAAGTTCCAACAGGTAATAAGATAGTAGTACCATCTTCAGTTAAAACAGAAATATCCACGCCTTCAGCTAATTCTTCAGCTGTTGAAACGAAAATAGTTCCGTCTTCTGACTTCGCTTGCCAAGCTAATGATACTTCTTCGCCTTTATCAAGACCAAGTGCTACCAATATTTGATTTTTTAAATCCATAGTTTTGTTTTAAGTTCTGTTATATAATAGAATAGTTATTGTTCTGTTTGATTTTTAAAATTTAGGCTTTAGCTTAGATATATATAAAGCGTCTGAATATGCGTCTTTATATTCTTTTAATTGTGGAACATCAAGTCCTAGTTCTTTGGCACTTTTTTCAAATGAAGCAATACCTGATTTTAATTCAGAAGCAGTTTTTGAAGCTTTTTTAACTAAGTCGTTTAATTTCTTTTTACCTGTGTCTACTTTTTTACTCCACTCTTTTAATTCTTTAGTAGAAGTTTTTAAATCTACATTTACATCCTTCATATAAGACTTAGAAAATTTAAGTTCATCTTGTAATTTATCTAAGTCTTGCTTAACTGAAGTAATATCATTTTCTGTTGATTTAAAATCATCTTCAGCTTCCTTTATTTGTTTGGTGTATTTTTCAACTTCTTCAACTCTTAATTCTTGAGCATTAACATCTCCCTGCACATCATCTTCTAATATATAATAATCATCAGTTAAAAGGTCTGCGTCAGCTGCTAATTTATCTAAAGTCTTTATATTTTTAAATTCAAATTTCTTAGCAAGTTCTAACTTTTTGCTTAGACTCATATTCTGTACTTTGCCTTCTCTTACTAATTCATTAAAAGCACTTAGTATTTCTTTAGTTGTTGGTTTTGTTTTTTGCATTTGTTCAAATTTATTAGTAAAGTAGCCTTCTATTGAAAGACCTTTTAATTCTCCTGATTTTATCTTAGACCAAATTTCATCATTTGAAATAGATAGCTTAACCATCCAAGTTCCAACAGGAAGTGAGTAGCCGTAAAGTGTAGATTTGTCTAACTTAGTGTCTTCTATAATCCAAGACTCAACTGTAAGAATACCTGAAACTCTGTCTTGATGTTGGTAGGTTGCTTTGTGGTGGTTGTTATGTTTTAAATAGAGTTCTGAGGCTTTTCTAACTGTGTCTTTTGAAAAATACACATAATAGTCAGAGTCAGTATTAGGGTCGTGTCTGAATATATTTTTATTAGGAATCAATGCAGGACTTATAAGCATTCTCTTTTCTTCATCTACTTTAGCGAAAGTTAAGTTGTTCTTTTCTTTTCCGAAAAAAATGAACTCAGATTCTATCGCAGGAGAGGTAACGAGCGAAATCGCGTCAATTGCCAACTCTTGGTTATCGTCTGAAATTACTAATTCTACAATTTTAGTTTCTGTCATAGTATATAATAGATTAATTGTCGTTCTGTTTGATTTTAATGTGTATCTTTGTTGAAAGAAATTAACGCTTAGCTTTCGGTGCGGCCTTATCTATCTCCTTGACTGTTGGCTCGGAACATCAGTCAGGGAGTAATAAGGTTTAAATAGTAGCCCTCCTTCTAATATTAGCTAATTGGTTTTGACTGTTACTCATTTCATCTGTAACAACGTAAGCCTTTGTCGCTTCAGGTGCTACTCCTCCACTAATATCAAAAGCTCCTGACATCATTTGAGGTGCAGGTGTGCTTGCTGCTGCTGGTGCAGAACCTCCTCCTCCTTCACCTCCTGGAACGTCTGTAGCTAATATAGTCTTTACATTATTAAGTCCTGCTGCAATTACAGCTGCTCCTGTAACGAATCCTAAAGTACCCCCCTGAGCAAAAGCTTTATTCGCACCTACATAAGTATCTATTACGG